AAATAATTCATTTCTCAAATATTTTAATATGCCTGGTCATGTTTTAGGTAATTATTATGTTTGTGACAAGATAAACATTTTCCATTTTGGACCCCTTTTGTTGCCGGGGATAGGTAAACACTACGCGATGGGTGGCGATACATCGTGGAAGTACATATACGAATCAAGTTTTCAAGGAGTAGTACTATTGAAGTTCATGAATATGCTTTTGGGTTTCTTATCTTTTATACTCTGCAGTACAGCCAGTATTGTAGTAGGAATTAGAGAAATTCAGGGTAGACTAGTTTATGGATAAACGTGCGAAAAGAAATAAGCCTTGTTACGCGATAGTCCTTGTATTTTGCTATATTTTTGATATGGCTTCACCATCAAGGATGAGTTGCCACAGTAATGTGGTTAATCCCAATATGAGTTCAAGTTTGTGTATGAGTGTGTCTAGTATGCGTGATGTTATGCATTATAAGAATAAACATAGTTGTATGTGTGATTTTTGTGAGCAAGTTCAAGTAGAGTTTGATAGAGCATGTTTGAAAACAGCCCAAGCCAAATATGGTGTAATGTGCAATTCGTACGATTCATGGTATGGCGAGGATGATTTCAAATATCTGTATAATCGATCAACGTTGAAGTATAGAAGTGATGTTCGTGAAGATATGCGTGAGTTCAATGTTTTTCCTTTCAATCCAATTAGTCATCCAACTTCGACTAAAAGTGTGCGTGTGAAGATCTATCGTAAAAAAGTGGCTGACCCCTTCTGGGACATGTCACTTGATGAATTTAGTAGATATGTTGATGAATGCATTGAAATGATCCCTGATCATGACATGGATAAAACTAAATTAGATGAGGTGCCAGTATACTTGCAAGAGTTCTCTGGTTGCCAACGGAAAGATGGTCAAGTTTGTTTTAGAGTCAATAAAGTTCTTGTTCGCTTCACGAACAATATGTATAATGATCCTCAATCGGCTAAATTTGTTGTTAAATCAATTGTTGACGTAATTGACATTTTTGATTTGTTGGAAAAGAATTGTATCGGTGAATGGTATAAAATTTTGATGACAATTAATGAAGGCGGTTGTAAATACATGTTAATAATTCCAGTCAATAATAGAATTTTCGATCTCTTGCGTGCAGTTAAAACTTTTAAAGAACTTAGTCCAGAATTACGAATTGTTAAATTTTTGAATAATGTGCTTGGGAATAGTAAATCAGAAGATGATAAAAGTAAAATTTTTGAAAATTTAGATAACGAAGTTGTTAATGATCTTTTTCAGCTGAAAGGCTTAGAAAGATCAGTTAAAGGAATAGAACAGCAAATAGATGGCCTTCACAGGGCTATAATTAAATTAGGAGAGTCTCAAAACAACGTCCTTAAGAAACAATCCTTATTAGATTTAGTTAAACAATGTGAAGTCAATTTAGATGATAAAAGACGACAAATTCGAGTACTTAAAGAGAAAATTGATAGACGTGATTCTAAAATTACTCCATCCATGGATATTCAAACAGCAAATGAAGTAGAAGTAACTTTTGATCAAGCAAATAATACAGCCCTTGGCGTAACTGAGGGAGAAACAGAAACAGTAATAGTTGATAAACCGTTAGATTTAAATTATGTTGATGAAATTTTAACTGATGAGAAATTTAGTTTTCCACAATTGACTGATAGATACTTATTCTATAATAGAATTGAATTAAATAGATCAGTAGCAAGAGGACAAATCCTAGCAGTTTTCAATTTACCAGCAGATTTTGTAATAAGCAATTGGAATGATACAAATATGTTACCCTTCAGGACTTTTTCATTTTATAGTGGTTCTCTAGATATTAAAATACAAGCTAATATTCCTAAAACTAATCAACTTAATGTAAGATTCGGTGTTGTTTATCATTGGTTGCAAAGAGATAGAAGAGCAGAATTAATTAACGTTCACACAATTTCACAAATGCCATGTGGTAGAATCAATGGTCATAAAGGTAGTTCAGATTCAATTCATATTCCATATGCGTCTTATGCGCCAGCCATTCCTATTTATCCAAATAGTCATATGTTAAATTTATATTATTGTTCTGTAGCTGTTATTGCAATGACAGATTATGAAGCTCCTCCTGGAGCAGTCGATCAAAGTTTTCTTAATTGTTATATCAAATTTGGTAATGATACACGTTTTTATGGTCAAAGAGAAATTAATAATGATCCTCCATCTTTTACAATTCCACAGCAACCAACATCTATCGTAGAAGCTAGTCCAAGTATGTTCTCATTTAAAGCAATGTTGGCAGCTGAAGCATCAAAAGTAGCAGGAGGGGTCACAAGATCTCTCGTTTCAACAGCCAATAGTATAGTTAGTTCAACTCTTAAAGGTATAACATCTCGTGCTTCACGAGTTGTTGAAAGTAAATTAAGTCAAGCATTGCCTAATAAAAAATCAAATCGGGATAAAGCAATAGATTATCATAACACAGTTCTCCATCAGAGAGCTGTTACAAATATGGCTAGTGGTTCAGGAGAGTTTTCAGGTGAAGTTTTAAGATTAGATGCGTGTGCGACAACGCCCCATCCAGAATTCTTGATGGGTATTGAAAAATATTCAGATATTAAAGATATAATAGAAGTTCAAGGTTTTATAAATTCATTTCCAGTTAGAGTTTCAGATGATATAGGAACAGAAATTTGTGCATTAATTGTTCAACCAGGTCATTATAGTCAAGTAGCTTCAACTCGTCATCATTATCCAATAGGTATAAGTAATTGGGCTCCAGTAGATCATTTAGCAGGTTGGTTTTTAAATTTTCAAGGTCAAATTCACTATAGATTCGAATTAGTTGCTGATGGTTTTAAAACAGCTAGATTAAGAGTAGCTTATCACCCAACAAATCCAAATTTCACTTTTGCAGATTCAAATAGTTGTTATTATCAGACATATGATTTAGATCCAAGTTTAGATGCTCAGTTAGAATTCGATTTTGACACTCCATATATAGTTAACCAAAATAACATGAATACAAGAGATGTGGATGGTTTCATTAGACCTCTTGGTGTAGTTAAAGTTTTTGTAGAAATTAAAATCAATCAGCCAGCAGATTTAGTAGATCACTTTGATCTGTTAGTTTTTAAAGCAGCAAAGAAAGATAGTGTAGTTTTTTCAGTGCCTCGTAATAATTGTAGTTTGTTTGATAATACAATAGGAAATTTGCCAGATATCCCAGATACTGATCCGCCTCCCGGACCAGTTTATCTTCCGCTTACATTTATAGCTTCTGCAGTTAGATCAAGAGTAGTAGGAACTGCTCCTCAATGGGACATGGAATTTATATTAAGTAGTACAACAGCAATTTCAACTCAGGTTTTAGATAATGTTAGTGATACAATTGGTTGGATTTTAGTATTTTCAGCAGGCACTAGAATTAGATATAGAGATCAACATCAAGTTAATGGAACAGCAGTTACTTTTCAGTCATTCAGAGATGGAACAGATATTCAGACAGATAGTTTTGGTTTTGTAATGCGTACAGATAGTGGATTGTTAGGTGGCACTCAAACTAGACTTTTTGTTCCTCCTGCTGCAGGTAGTAATAATATATCAGAGTGGCATTTAGAATATCATTCAGGAGATCCATCACCAACTTTAGCAGCAGTGTTAGTTGGGCCATGGGCTCCAGTCCCAGTAACTCTTGCTGAGGCATCGCCATCAATGGAAGTTAGAGAATTAGAGAATGATCATCCAGATTTAGTTAGTAAAATTTCATTAATAGATACAGCATTGCATGGAGAAAGTCATATGAGCTTAGTTGATAATTTACGTAGATTTGAAAAATGGCATAATATTAGTTTAAATTTAAATAATACCCGCTCGTTTACTAGGGTCCTTCAGATCCCTTTAAATTTTGGTTCTCCAGTTTTAAGACAATATGCAAATGATATAAATAGATCCAATAAAATAACCCATATACATGATGCTATGCGTTTCGCACGTGGTTCTCTTAGATATATAGTAAATTTTTCTCCAACAACAAATACAGGTAATTTTAGAATAAAACATATCCCACAAGTAATAGATTATCCTTTCACAGAAGAAGAACAACTTAATTCAAATGATTATAATGAGTCCGGTTATGGTGAAACATATGTTAGTTTAAATCAGAATAACATAATCTCAATTGAAGTGCCAAATTATTTACCAACAAGTAGCGTCCTCAACGCTTCTTATTTATCAGATGAGTTTTTAACAAATGTGAGTCAGGGTCTTGGTGTTTTAGAATTTTATTATATTGGTCCTGAACAAAATTGCACAATTACAATCGATAGAGCTCTTGGAGATGATGTTCAATTTTTTGTTTTTAATGGCTTCCCCATTAGACGTAATAAATATTTAAATCAAAGTATTCCTTTTAATCCACCGACTCCTGATGATTTGCCTCCAGCAAGTCCATCAATGTTTAGTTTTGTTAAGAATATTAATCAAACAACAGATAATATTAGTGAAATATCAAGTAAAGTAAATGATTTGTCAAATTTTCTTAAATCCGAGAGCTTTCTTGATTCGGCAGGGAGTTATATTATCACCTTGTCGACCCAGATAGCTCACATTGTTGCAAGTCCCAAGATTAGTACATTTGTTTTTTCAGTTATTCAAGTATTAAATTCATTTAAAGTAGTTACAATATCAAAATTGATGGAATGGGAACAAGTTTTAGGTCGTGTGTGGAATACATATTTTAGTTCAAACTCTGATATTACCCCTTCTGGGTGTTTCAGTGATGATTTAGATTTAGCTTCAGAATTGAGTGCAACATTATTTTCTGGTGTTGCAGCTTTCTTTTCAGTCTCAGGTAAACCAATTAGTGAAAAGATTACATTTGGTAGTCTTTATGCAGGTAATATGTATAATAAAACTCTTAATTTCTTCAAAATAGTGTTTAGTTTCATTACTCGGTGTGTAAATTTTGTTTGTAAAAAATTCTTTCCAAATAGTTTCTTGATTAAAATGATTGAAGATAATAAAATTGAAAAATGGATTAATAGAGTTAACGTAATTACAGATAGTACTATACTTCATAAAATAAGTAAAAATCGTAAAGCAATATCCCTTGTATATGCCTTATGTAAACAAGGAGAATTTTTCCAAATGTTGGTAGTAAAATCAAAAACGATGACAAAATTGGCTCCAGTTGTAGCTCGTGCGTTAGTGGATATAAAGAAATTGAGGAACACAATTGGCATTCAGAGTCAAGTACCTAATGTCAAATTTGATCCTTATTGTTTTTATATAGCGAGTACAGCTTCTCAAATCGGAAAATCTGAAATGCTGCAAGAGTTGGCCATGGAAATGGCAGATGAAAATCGTGTAGATATACCTAATAGAGCAGATGCTTTTTACGTAGTACCAGAATCTGACAAATGGTGGTCCAAATATACAGCTCAGAAAATTATCATCTTTGATGATTTTGGAAGAGTAACGCGAACTGAGCCCACAGAAGAAGATGGGGCTAGGTTAGCAGGTATTAAAGGGGCTGCCGCTTGGGAAATTCCTTCACCTTTCGAGGGAAAAGGAACAGTTTCAGTAGCAGAAATAGTAGCATGTGCTTCTAATTATGTGTATCCTGTAGTAAATGGAATAAAACCTTCAGTTTTATTGAGTAGAAGAAATATAGTTTTTGAAGTTTCAGCAAATTTCTCAGTTTATGAAAAATGTACGAAATGTGATGTTTTCACTTTTGGGTGCTCCATGTGTAAAAACAAGGTTGGACTCGATAGGTTGAACAAGAGAGAACATTTATCATTTCAGAGGAAGAACCCGATCCTGAATGAAAATTTAGGTGATAAGTTGACTTTTTCACAAATGAAAGAAATTTTGATTGAAGATTCTAAAGCTTATTTCAGAATAGGTAGAGAAAAATACGCAAAAGATTTAGAGAGAATGAAGGTTTTTGCATCAGATCCTTCATTAAGTATTTTCAACGTCCCTTCAGGATGTGAAGATGAATATGATGCATTAATAACAGATGAAGATTTTGATGAGCTACTTAGTTCATTAGAAGTTGGACAAATTGGGAATGGCTCCCCTTCTGGGGGTCATTCTAGTAAGGTATCCCATAAACAACAAATGTACAACACAATAAAATACGATGTTGATGATGATGATTGTGATATTGAAGCAGAAGAATGTCTTGAGCATTTAGATATTGATTATGATATTGACAAAATGATTGAAGTTAAAGAATCCTCTTTTGAAGGGGATACTTCAGCAATAGTTATTTTTGAAGATAGCAGTCGATTAGTATTAAAGAAGTGCAAAAAGAAGTTTTGTATGCTAAATATGATGTTTGAATCAATTTGTATAGCATTGAGTAAGAAATTTAAAAATTTTAAAGGATTGCCTAAAAGATTTGCCCAACAAACTTTCGATAAGAGTAAATATATTAAAGAATTGGCAGATAGTAATAGTAGTAAAATTTCATTAGTACTTAAAGTTCTTGCGGGAATTGGAGTAGGATGTGCAGTTGTTGGTACGCTAAGTTGGTGCTTTTCTGATAGTGGGGAAACCCGTTTGATGGGAGGTTTACGAAGTGGAACTGAACAATTTGTCCCTACAAAAACAACAGCGCACCCAGCGTTGTCTTATAGTGGGGATGTCCTAACTAAATTTGCGCAAAAGTTTAAGTCTAAGGTTGCTTTCAAGAAGAAGAATTTCAAAAGTGTTGCAGTACCAAGTGTTGATATTCATGATGACTATTTATCCAATCTAGTCAATCGTTGTGAAAAATCAACATTACAAATTTCCTATACAAGTATTCAAGGTGGAGAAAAGAGAGAAGTCTGCGTCATGAGGTGTGTATCAGTTTTTGATAAGATTTACGTTACCCAATTACATTCTATTATGACCATTTTGGTTAAAGCTACTGAAGATATCAAGTTTTTAGAGCATAATAGGAGAACATGCACTCCTGAGTGTATGAAAGATTGGCCATGTCGTAAATCGAAACAATGTACTGATGCGCTTTTCGAGCTGATTTTCTTTGAAGTCAAGAAAGTATGTAAGTCAGGTGAAGAATTGATTTGTAAATTGCGTGTGGATGAATTTATAAAGATGAGTCCATATATCGTAGTTGATAATGAAGGTTCTGATCTTGCGTTCTTTGTACTTAACATGGAAAATTGTACAACAACAAACATTTTTGAAGATCTTTGCAGTGTTAAAAAATATGAATATTCTTCTGGAAATAATTTCATGATTCTTAATGTTAAAAATACTCCAAAACTCAGTGTGGCGACTGAAGTTAAGGAAGTAAATGAACACATAAAATATGTTGCCAGTGAAATCAATACATGGTACAAAGATGGGAATTTGGCAGTTCTTGTCTGCGGCTTTGTTTGTAAAAATCCAGATCCTGAAGTTTTTAGGACTGGGTGTGGCAGCTTATTAATTGACTGTTCTACTGGAACAGTTGTAGGAATTATGAGTGCATCTTCTAAGAAGTTATTGTATTTTAATGCTGTAACTAAAGAGCAAATGTTAGAATGCTTTAGGCATGCTAATGGACAAGCTTGGAATGCTTTTGGAGAAACTGTAGCATTGATTGAAAAGAAAAGCAATTTAATTGATATTCCTGAAGACAATGAAACAAAGATCCTAGGCACAAAACCTTCAATGAACGTTTATCACGCGATTAAAACGACCATACAACCTAGTATGTGTCACCAAAAATTTGGTAAAGTTTTTCGCGCTCCTTGCCATCTCTCACAAGATGGTGATAAGGGACAGGCGGCGATGACCAGAGGATTAGCACACTACAAGCCACATAAACCATTTGATAGAGGGGACATCAAAATGGCTATAAAACATGTTTCAAATATGTTTAAGCAAAATTGTGTTCCTGAATTAAATGTTGTATCTCGTAGAAATCTTCGGCAAGCGGTCTGTGGAATTGACGGACATATTGAAAGGATTTGTATGTCAACAAGTCCTGGCTTTCCATGGTGTTGTACATCAAAATTTAAAAGGAAAAGTGATCTCCTTGATTTTGATGACAACCATGAGCTTATAGCAATAGATAAAAATCTCCTGATGATAATAAATGATGATGAAGAAAAGATGAAAAATGGCAAGGTACCAGTAACCATATTCCAACTTTCTTTGAAAGACGAAAGATTACCACTTGAAAAACTTGACAATGTGAGGTTAATTCAAGGGAGTCCTTTGAATTTAACTATTTCATCACGGAAGTATCTAATGGATTTTAACTATGCTTTTCAGATCAATCGTTCAAAACTTGAGCACGCTGTAGGTATCAACCAATTCAGTATTGAATGGCATCACTTAACATCAGAGCTTGTTGCTTTTTCACCATACATCTGTGTTGGTGACTTTAGCAAGTTTGGACCAAGGTTACTTAGTGACTTTGTTCGTGGTGCTTATCAAGTTATGAACGAATGGTATGATTTCCATGGATCAGATTCAGAAGATCATCTGGTACGAAAAATCATTGGTGAAAGACATATTGATTCCTACAATCTATGTTTTGACCAAATTGTCAAATTATCTTGTGGAAGTCCATCAGGTGCAATAAACACGGTCATTGTGAATACTATTTGCAATATGTTCTATGTGCGTTGTGCTTGGCTTGGAATTTTCAAAGAAGACACAGCTTTATCCAGTTTAAACAACTTTGATAAATATGTAAAAGTTATCTTTTATGGGGATGATCTCATCCTCTCAGTAAAACCTGAAGTAAAAGATCGATTTAACAACCAAACAATGTCGGACTTCTTTTCGTCGTATGGTGTTAAATACACTGATGTGACGAAGGGAGAGTCGATGCGGAAGTACTGTACAATAGAAGAGGCAACTTTTCTTAAGACAGGATTTACATATAACAAATTAACTGGAATACAGCCCGGGGTGTGGATGCCCTCGCCTAATATAGACGATCTTTTTGATACGTTGAATTGGGTGAGGAAGCCTAAAGGTTGCAAAGGAAACTATAATATCGACGAGATCCTTAAAGAAGCCATCTTACAGAACTGTGATGGTGTGATCAGGAAACTCTGGTTCCACGGAAGAAATACGTTTGAAGAGAAACAGAGGGAAATTATGGATTTCTTTGCAAAAAGAAACATCAAATTACTCAAATTCTATGACTTTGATCAATTACAACTTGAATATGGATATCCAATTTCATGTTCCA